GACTTCTGAAACATTACAGTCGTTTTTCACTGTCCATGTGACCTTCTCGATCTCAAATTCAAGCATCGCCGTATCATTTGCCGTGATAGTCTCATAACCGAACGATGCGAGCCGTGCTATGACTTTTTCAAGCATTTATCAGCCCTTGGAAATAATCTGAGCCAGCGCGATCGACTTATGCGGGATAGCAATCGTACCGTTATTGACGATCATCCAGTTACCACCATCCTCGAGATCCGAGTTAGCAGCGGATGCTGTGATGCTCGAAGGTTTCTCAAACGAGATACCGGATGCACCAACGATGAATCTGTCACGAACGAACAGGGATGTCTCACCACCGTTTGTAGCAGCGGCACGGGCCATCTCATACGGAGTAACATCACCGATCGGATCCAAGTTGATGGAATTCTGACCGAGTGCGTATGTTGTATATGCGTTATAGCCGGTCGGAGCGGTTCCTGTTGCAGCTGTGATCGTGGTAGCCTCGGATGTAGTAGAAACAACCGGCTGACCGTAACCATACTGTCCACTCTTCTCAGTGAGTGTAAGAACTGCACCATCACGGGTTACAGTGTAATGAGTGTTGCTTCCAAGCGCAGTAGCCAATGAAGTAGCCACGCCTGTCGGTGTCTTGGTGTCCGCGGCTGCGACAGTGTACTCATCACCATCGATAACGAACTTGTCACCCTCGGATGCGTTTGAACCACCAACAGTGACAGTATAAACACCGGCTGTGGTTGCTACGAACTTAACCGGCATGTCATCGTCAACGAGAACGAGACGACCATTCCAGTTTCCGATCGTGAGTGTTCTGGTGATACCATCCGGATCGGTGTATGTCAGATAGCTCAACAGACGAAGATTCTCAAGGTTTGTAGCAACCTCAGAGTGCATGATCGTCAACTTGAAAATATCCTTGTTATCACCACAAGCCTTCTGTATAGCGCTGTTGAGCGTTCCTGCTCCAACATACGCATCCATACCAGCCTTACCAGTGATGTCGTAGGTATGCTTATCCTTGAAATCCTGAGCTGCGGCGTTAGCCACCGGATTGTCAGCCCAGTTGGTCTTCATGGTGAAGATACCCTTAAGGATCTTCAGAAGCATTACCTGCTTAACCTGAAGCTTGTAATCAGCGATCTGTTTACCAACCTCATCCAAGAAATTTGTGCCGGCTGTGATGTTCGCTGAGAAATCACGCTCTGTCCAGCTGTCCATTCTGGATGCGGTTACGAAGCCCTGCTCGAATGTTCCGAGCTTGCTTGACTGAATGTTTGTAGCACCATCATTGTTCTGCGAGGTGTCAGCAGAGATTCTTCCTACGTACGGGATTCTCGCATACAGAGAACCGGTCTGTGTTGCCAGAGCGTTACGTGCGTTCTGGTTAGCGCCAACGGCGCCTGATTTTGCGAGCTCCGAGCGCTTTACGTTCGGGATGCTCTCGACGTACTTACCAAACGCCTCCGGGTTGAAGGCTTTGGCATCAAAGAATGTGTTAGCCATCTTTGTGACCTCCTTGTAAAAATTTGATTTTGGTTACAGATTACGAAAAGTGAACATCAGGATGAGCCTGCTGATATGCAACCATCTCGGAATAAGTCATCTTGGAAAAGTCCGGCTGACCGTTTCCAGTCACCTCACCAGATCCCGGCTGAAACCCAACAAAATGATTCTGCATCGCCGCGGATGCACCGACCCCCACGTCCTGTGGTGTAGCGTTTTCAACTCCGGCAGCGGGATCTTCCTGAATCGGTGCAGGATCTCCGGCAAACATAAATGATGTGTTCTCTCCACCTTTTAATTCTGCGATCTTCTCTGCGAGCCCCTCCACGTTGCCCTCTTCGTCGATCTTCGCCTTGGCAAAAGAATCACCGAGCAGTGCTCTCACTGCAACATTGTTCCGGCTCCCTGCGTCCGTCAGTGCTTTGTCGATAGCCGTGTCCAGTTTGAACTGATGGAGTTTCTCCTTATACTCCGATGCTATCTGTTTGTTAGTGGCCTGAAGCTCATCAATCTGCGCCTGCAGCGCTTCAGATCCGGCGGACGACTCCTTGAGCGTTTCCAGTTGCTTGTCGCGATCGGATATCTGTTCTGTCAATGACTTAATCTGCTCATTAAGATTCGCCTTCGCGTTCTCAATGTCAGCTCCGTTGATCGACATAATCAGATCGACCTGCTCTTTTGCTAAACCCAATGCTTCCAAATCGCTTCTCTTCATGTTACTACCATCCTTTCATTTTACGGTTTTTACGGGGTTTCTCCCACTATGATTGTTGGTTGGACACAGTTTTACGTCTTATCCGGGACATATAAAAAAGACACACTCCGTCGAGTATGTCTTAATTATTTCTTGTAATTTAACTAAAGTTATAGATTAAACCTCTCCGTCCACCTTATCAACCTCGATCGGTTTATTCGATTTCAGGCAATCATCAATCATATCGATAATATCCTCTTCCGATTTGTGTCGATAGTAAAAAATCGGAAAATTCTCACCGAATGTATCAGCGTATTCATATAACTTTTCATCAAGCATACGAACACCCCCTTACTGTTTCGCCATATACTCAAGCATCTCCTCATATATCGCATACGATTTTGGAAGATACTTTTTAATCGTCTCCAGAGACTCACCGTTCACCATCGTAGCCGATGTCATTTCAGCAAACGCTTCTGTGGCAAGCCGATCATCTTTTCCGAGCCCCTTCGACCAATATGCTTTTCCGTGGCCGCAGCCTGCTTGGATTTTTGCCAGAGTGGCGCCTTCCATCATATCGGATAAATCACTCCTCTGATATGCGTTGAGTGCTCTGATCTCTTTCTCAACCGCTTTATACGCGAGACTTTTTGAATACTTTGGCTCTCCGCCGTACCATCGACCATACTGTTCGTACGTATGATAGGCGTACTTGTCAATATAGCCTTTATCAGCCAGCCATTTCCAATCTCCGGCGTGGTCCTTGAATTCCTGCTTTATGACTGCTGCTTTCGCATCCACAAGTGCATTTACCTCTTCCCGGATCATATTCGGGAATTTGCCATTTTCGTACTGACACGAAAAATGATACGGTTTGCGTGGCTCATATATTGTGTGAAATATATGATCCAGTGCGTGACCTGATTCGTGAAATGTAACATCGAATGGTTTCTCATAACTGGATCCGACTTTATCTGTCGCGAGATTAAGTGAAATACTCCTACCGGAACAGTGCGCTGTCTTTTTGTAGTTTGTGCTCCTGACATCAATCTCGGATTCGTACCTTCCCCACAACCCAGCAAGTGTTCTGTTTTTGCATTGATCAACGGCGTCGCGTATCAGATCATAATTCTCTTTTCCATACGCTTTAGCCAGCGGAGAATCATAATCTCTATCCACCTTCATTGTACCACTGTCGGTGTCATTCGTCAACGATTCTTCCTCATCCTTAACGAACTTTTTCTCCCACTCCTTATATGTCATATCCGCAGGAACATACTCGCGGTTTCCATCCTCATCACGTGCAACACGTTCTCCGGGAACCCCGAAATCATCATCGAACCACGGAGCTGTGGTCGAACGACAGTAAACGTGGAACGGCGGAGCGGTCACTCCTGCCTCATACTCGGATAACTTGAACACCTGACCGTCCATCTGCTGACAGATCTCCGATGTATGTGAATCGAGCGTAGCAACGATCTCATATTTCTCCACATCCAGATCAGCGAACATATCCCGCTGCCCTAACGATGAGAAATACGCCTCCTCAGTCATAACGAGACGGCCGGCGTTGTGCTTGCTGGTGTTCATTTTCTTCGCAACAGCATCAATCGTCTTTTGTGGATCCACGCCTGTCAGAATTCCACGTGTCAGCTCCTGATGTATCGTCGAGAGCAGTTTATTCTTGTTCTCCCAGATGCGATCAGAAAAGTTTTTCCCATCGGGAGCCCAGGGCTTATTTATAATCCGGTCGATACTCGCCTGATCTATACGACCGACATCCGTTCCAACACCGAAACCCTTGTCAATCTCATAGGCTGTGTGATAGTACGCCGTCCGATAGACGTCCTCCATCGTCCCGGTCGTTTCACCGAGCTGATCAGCTGTTACTTTTTCAAGTGATTGTCTGATCTGCAGCTCAAGCGCTTGCAATCTCGAAATGTGGACTTTTGCGGAAGCGTTCTCCAGCTCTTTCATCCACAGTTGATCCACCTCGTTCTGCTTACCATACTTGATGTATTCCTTGATGTCCCATTTCAATTCCTTCAGGGCATCTTTATCTAACCATTTCTTGGCTTCCGCCAGTGTGATGTTATTATTGTCAGCAAATCTCTGATACCATACCCGGATCTTGGACTCGACATCCTTGATAGCGCGGTCATACATTTGATCAATATCAGCGACCGCTTTCACGCCTTTTCTATGCTCGGCTTCCTCAAGGTCTTTGAACCGCCCAGCCCAATACTCCGCATTTTTCATAACTGATCAACCCTCACATCTATTCCGTCAGGAGTGATGCTGGTGAACTTATCATCACTTAACTCCACCCACGCTATCAGTTTCCCGGTCTGTCTCTTTCGTATCGTTATCAGCGTTTTCTTCTTCCTGAACAGTTTCTTCAGCAAACGGATCATAAATCTCGACCTCCTTCGCCCTCTGCGCTTCCAGACGTGCCAACTCCTCATCCACATCATCAACCCAAGGATGCTTGCTGAGGATGGTCTCCTCCGAAATGATCCCGACTGATTTCTGACAGTTATCAATGATCTCACCTTCGTTCATCATAATATCGCGGTTGAACTCGATATCCACCGTTGACTTGGAAAAATCTCCCTTGCCGGTATTCGTCAGATGAGCATTCACAAACCACAGTATATCTTCGAACGTAGCTTGAAACTCCGTCTCCATATCATTTGCATCGAGATCGATGTCAGAATACATCGACATGATGTTCATCTGGTTCGGATTGGCTCCGATCTTGTCATCCTTCGCGTCATAACTTTTTGCGTTCTCGATGAGGGCCTTCTTGAACATTTTCAGAATCTCATCGTAATTGGACGCATCGACCTTGACCTCAAGTGTGTCAACGCCGCCCTTGGTTTCCCCATCATAGCGGACCTTGACCGCTCCGTATGTAGCCAGATTACGTCTGAACTCCCCGAGATTCTCACCATCATAATTCTTCAGAACGAGAATGGTGTTTCTTGCATCCTCCTGCATATTATTCTCAAAATCGGACATCATCACATTGATTCCGTCCTGAAGAGATTTCACCCGGTTCAGTAACGGGATCTCCTGCTCGTTGTACTTGATCGGAATCAGTGGGATACGCTCCCAGTTAAGCGGCTGTCCATCAATGACCACATACGCACAGTCTGATTCTGTTCGTGTTTCATCCGGGACAAGTGATCCACCATCAAGGATGTAACAGTGAACGCCGTCTTTATCGAACACTTCCACCTTTTCTACATCCTTCAGCTCACTCCCTTCCCACATCTTCACGATGTAAAGACGGATCGCGAACTGGAGACGTGTATGCTCGGAATCTTCCCAGATTGGGAGAATCTCATAGCCGGGGAAGAACCGGAACGAGAAATTTCCGTCCTGATCGTAGTACGGATAAAACCAACCGATACCGGTATTCATACATCCCTTCGCTGCTTCCTTAAGCGTTTTCATAAAGTGTTTATTAAACACCTCAGACAGTGCAGCCTTATAGTCCTCATCATCACCATCGAGCGTGAACGGATTTCCAACCAGATAATTCGCTTTCAGATCAACGGCCTTACCATACTGGTTATCGATGATGTGATTGTTCGGAAGGTTATCTACATCCGTCAGCTTACCATCTTCACCTATGACTTGCCTGCGTCTGAATTTGATATCGTGCTCGCCCTGATAGTAGAGCTGTCCCTTGATCTGATCGCAGCGTTTCTCTGACAGTTTCCAGTCACTGATCAGTTTCTCGATTTCTTCGAGATCTGACATTTCCGGTTTGAACCCGTAAAGAATCGCGTTCGATATCTTATCAACGGCTCTTTCAATGATCTCCATGTTCACACTCCCTAATCAAAAGAAAACGCCGAGCCCTTGCTGACATCCTCGACAGCGTAGCGCATAGCGTCCATCAAATGGTTAAAATCATCGATCGGACGGTTGATCGCCTGTCCGGTCTTGTTATCTGTGTCCCAAGTGTAGTTTGAAATCTCCGTGAGGAAATTAACACATCTCGGATGAATCACAATATGAAAATCCTGAAGGTAATCGATACCGGCCTTGATCGAGTCAGGACCTTTTCTCGCCTTCCGGATATGTAAAAGCCCAAGGTCACGCAAACGATCAATGGACTTTGGTTCAGCGGAATCTGCCGTAATCGTTTCCTTGCCGTAACCGGCAGCGGTTATCCGCTCATATATTTTCTCGTTCGACATTCCCTTTTCGTAAATCTCATCGAACACCCAAAGCATCTTCGCTGTCGGATCTATCAGTCCGCAGAAAAAAGCAGTCGGATCATTCGTATATCCGAAATCGAGACCGAAACGAGACTGGACGGAAGATAACGTCCTGATCTCATCGATATCGAACGCCTTTTCTTCCCAGTTTTCAAAAATGACGCCCTCGACGATCCCCCAGTCACCAAGTCCAGCGACACGATAACGCCTTGGGTTTTTGATCTTCATCGTTTCGAAAACCTTTTTATCTGCATCATCCAGCCATTCATTACAAGTGTAATTCGTGGTGATTGCTAACGTCTCATCATCTGGATCATCGAAGAATCTCTTTTTTATCCAGTGGTGCTCATTCCAAGGGTTAAATGTCAAGGTTATCTGCTTGAATAACCCGGATTCTTCCGGGATCGCTCCACGGATTGACTCGTTTAGCATATCGAAATCTGATTCCTTCGTGATCTCGTATGCTTCCTCTATCCACATCCAGCATAGATATCCATTCTCTACCGTGATCGATGTGACCTTCAGCGGATCGTCCAGTCCTCTGAAATAGATCTTCTGTCCCGTCGGAGTATATGTCATTTCGAGTGGTGATTCTTTCACGTCCCACCATTCACTCACTCCCAGTCTGTTTATCGCCCATTTCAATTCTGTGAAACAAGAATCCTTGAGCGTCCGGAATACTTTTCTGACAACCAGCGTATTGGATCCGGGATGTTTCATCATGTTGTAAATGATCCACAGTGCTGTCGTTTTTGATTTTTTCGATGCACGTGATCCTTTACACGTCCGGTAACGTCCTTTCCAGTGCCAGAAATCAGCGTACCCTTTTCCAACCACATCGGAGAGTAGCACCTTTTTCATAGGCTACTCCTCCAGATTATCAATAAACGCAACCGGGACCGCGCCGGAGACGTTGACCTTATCGGAATAAAGGCCGTATCTCTTACCCAGAAGCTCCGCTGCTTTCAGTTTGTCCTTTTCGTCCGGGGCCTTTTCCACATTCTTGGCTTCACTGAACCCATCGCCAGTTGATTCGACCACGACTATCTCTGATTTGGACTCACCGCGAACAACTGATGTTAGATATCTGAGGACCTCCTCGGCATCTGCGATCGTCTTATCGTGCATTTTTTCGAGCTCATCGTCTATATATGCGCGTATGTCGGCTTTTGTCAACAGTCTCTGTCCGATCGACCTCGCAGATTTCTCCGAATAACCGGCTCTGATCGCCGCTTGTGCAGCGTTCTGATCGATCAAGTATTCGTCAGCAAATTTGCGCTGTTTGCCAGTCACGACGATCACCTCCTTCTGAAAATAAAAAAGAGACACGCACGAAACGTATCTCTTCACATTCTTCTATCGATTATATCATAACATAACTTTCGCATTCTGTCAAATTATTTTTCTCGGTTTTAGTACGGTTTCATAGAACGCATCGAGTGCATCGTTATACAGATTGTACGTCTTGGCCGTTTTATATTTCCAGTTTTTGATTTTTAGCACTTCCGGGAGTGATCTCATCTGTATAAAAACATACTTGAGTATCCGAATCTGTTCATGATTATGCAGCTGATTGATCTCTGACTGGATCCGATTCTTCAGATCGACATACTCATCAATCTCCTCGTTGATCTTTTGCTCTAACTCCATATACTTTTCCATCGTGATCGTAAACC